AAACTTCCCTTCTTTCACGCCAGCAAATACTCGACGAGCTGGCCCTGTTAAATCACGCGTATCATGAAAGTACGCACGGCCAATACCGGCACCGTTACAGCGCGGGCAATCAGGATTTGGATCTAATGTTTCATCGTAACCGTAGCCACCCACATCTTGTGGTGGGGGTTTCTTTGCTACAACTGCTTTTTTAATCGCATCTTCAAACTCTATTGAATCACGCCACTGGTAATTGAAACCAAAGCCCCAGCAATGACGGCAACATAATCGACGGTATTCAGTCAGTTCGTTAACGTCTGCCGTTGCGATATCCCACCATATTTTTAATACAGCATCTTGGGTTATCTCTGTTCTGCGTTCCCGTTCGGCTAATGCGTCAGTGATTGCTCGTGAAACCTTAGCATTTCTTAGCATACGAGTAGCATTGACATAAGCTGTATTTCCTTCGCCTTTATAACCGGCTCGCTTATATGCTCCTGTTCGATTTAAGTCGATAAGGTATTCACTAACAAATTTAATCTGTTGTTCAGTTAGCCCGTAATTGCGCAGACTAAAGGTGTTTTCATCATCATGCGCATTACTTGATCCATTACTCTGCGCAGTGGGTATATCACTATTGCGCATTGGCTCTTTTGCGCATTCTTTTTTCTGCGCAGTGCGCAATTTCTTGTGCGCAGTTTTTTGCGCATTCTGCGCACTGGATATTTTGATATATCGTCGTGCTGTTGCGTAGTTTAGTTCCTTTAGTTCGCACCACTCTTTAGGGGATATTCCTGTTATAGCATGTTCGGCGAGGAACTGTTGTTGTAGCATCCCCCAATCCGGTTTTGCCATTGTGTTTATCTCCTTAGCCTATTAAAAAGCCCATTCGTTAAAATAGGCTTTGTGATTGACTCTTATGAATTGTACTCGTCTCTCCGGTTGTCACGCCCTTTCTTCTACCTACAGCTGACGTTGCTGATAATGACCGAAAAATAACAAAATGGCGGTATTCATTGTTTTTGACTCTCACTATGCGCTATCTGCTGAGAATAAAACAGGTCATGGCTAACATAAGAGACGGCGACAACGCTACGCCTTCTTCTATTGGCACGAAATAAAAATAGCAGTATGATTAATGAGTATTTATTTTTTGCTTAAATTCAGCCACCCTGTGAAATCAAACTCACAGGGTTATTTTTATATTGTGCTGTTTATTTAAGTGGGAGATAAATAGGAATAATCAATCTGGTATATATACCTACTTAAGCTATACTAAGTAGCTATCGCTACACTTTAATTGATATCTTGCTAGTATTGCCCAGCCCCCATGCTGGGCTTTTTTTATTCCATGCATTCTTGTTTGATATAATCCTGCAACCCTTTAATCATCTGTTCTGACTCTGCAATTCGCTCTCTGAGTAGCCAATAATTTCTGACAGCGGAGTCAGTAGGTCTGGCGGTGGTTGCATCATCCATGCCGGAGGTTGAATTGGTTTCGTCTTTCGGACAACTGGCTCGGATGTACACCCGTTCAGGATTACGCTCACTAATATCACGCAAGCGACTAATTTCATTCTTTGCATTAACAAGCTCCTGTGTGTGCCTTGTATCAAGTTGATTTAGTCGCTCTATGCGTGCTTGATAGTCAATATTGATATCCTTCTGCTCTTCGAGTGCGGTAGTCAGTTCTTTGTTGTTTTCTGTCAGTGTGTTAATTCTTTTCGCTTGTGCATTAATCAGCGCACAACCACCAGCAACAATCCCCACCATCACAACGACAATGTAAAGTTTCCAGTGTTTCATAATTAGTACCGATGATGTGAGAGAGCAATCTGACAGCGTTTGTCTAAGCTTGCTTTATCGTTAATACATGAATTATCAATTGAGAGATAAATGCCACTAGCGACCGAGATGAGTAATGTAAGAATAAAACCGACGATGATGATTAAAGACTTCCATTGCATAACGCTGACTCCGCCTCTCTACGACTGACCAACCCTCGCCACACCTTTCCACCAGCATAAACCCAGCTTTTCATTTCTTCACAAGCGCCATTCTGATCACCAGCATTTAATTTCTTAAGCAATGTAGAACGTGCAAAAGCCGTGGTACCGACATTAAAAGCAAAGGAATATAGAGAAGCTTTTGTTTTATCATCGACTGGTACTTTAACCAGGATATCAACTTGCTGTTGCGTCCTGATAAAGTCTTTCTGCAGTAATTCATCACACTCTTGTTGTGTATAGGTCTTACCTTGAATGATGTCGTTTCCAGTATGGCCATAACAAACCGTCAGAACTCCAGCAACATCACGATAAGGTTCATAACGCACGCCCTCAAAATAGCCAATCACTGTTAGTGCAATACTTACAGCGCCAGCACTCGCAACAGCTGTCACTTTTTGTTTTAGGTTCATTAGATGTCCTTTTTAGCTTTAGTCAGCATCTCACCGACTATTTTTTCGATTTCTCGCGGATCACTAGAACAATTTCGATGAACCAATTCAGCAAATAATGCTGTTCGTTTTCGCTGTTCTCGCCGTGTCATCAGATAAGTTGCCAATCCAAGAAGCATGCTAAATCCCATCCCTATTACAAAGCCCCATTCATAAAGTGAGAGACTTGCAAAAAAGGCAGTTAAGCCAGCTGTTCCGTAGGTAGCATTGGTTAATTTGTCCATGCGCATATACACCCCCTACGGAGTGTCCGAGTTTAGTTAAAGGAATACAGGCACACAGTTATTGTGTGAAGTGATTAGTGCGTAATAAGAAGAATCTCTTAACCTAAATCATTAACTAGGCTATTCTTTGTAGTACCTATAATAGCACCCCATATTCAGGCGGCGCTCAGTTATGGTTTGATGTGTTTTTCTATACTATACTGTACAAATAAACAGTATATTAGGGAAAGGAAACAGTTTATGAATAAACTAGCCAGATTATTACTAACAGCAAGTTCAATTGCACCAGTCTGTATAACCCTTGCTTTCATTGGATTTATCAAAGACTCTATGTGGCTTGTCTATTCGTCCGTGACTGTTTGTGTTTTAAGCTTTTTTTCTTGTGTGTTTTTTATACATATTGCTAAGCAACGATTATGTGAACTAACTAAAAACATTGATTCAATATCACCAGCTAATAAAGAGGTAACAAACTACTTCATAAGCTACTTGTTCCCTCTTTTAGGCACGGATTCTATCTCTACTGATTGGAAGTATGCTCTATTTTTTTACGCTTCTTTATTATTCTATATTTCATTTTCTGAAAACTATAATTTCAATCCGTTATTATCAGTGATGGGATATAAGTTTTATGAAGCAGAAGATGATACTGGGGTCGGTTTTGTTCTAATCTCTAAAGACGTTATTTTAGATATAAAGAATAAAAAATTCACAGTTGTACAACTAACTGATTACACTTACTTACATGTTGGATGATACTAATATGCCATTATTTGCTCTCATGGATAAGGATGTTGCTATCCCTATTGTTAGAATAGTCACAGATAAAGCTACAGATAAAAAAGTTACTGAAATATTTCAACAACAATTTGAATATTTCAAAAGCCATTACGACCAAGAAATCGAGTTTTATGCTGGGTATTCCCCTAGATATAATGAGTGTTTTTTTCTAGATGATTTCGATGAAGCATTACCTCTAATCGATGCTATTAATAGAAACACTGCAATACCCAAACTTGACCATAAAAAAATTCCTATGTCAGGAATAAAATGTTTATTTGTTTGTACTGCATTTCCAAACAGTCCAGATAAAATAGCCATTCAGTCATTTAACAAAGGCCAAATACTCAACATAGATCGCTCTCTGTGGCTAAGTAAAAAAACCTTTTCCATGATGGATGGAGTTGGATTTAATCTAGATGATAAGCTTGTCGCAGTGATAGAAGGAAAGACGATTAAATTTAAAAGCTTTCAACGATTAAGATCCATTTTTGATATGGAAAAATATTTTAGTGAAGCAACTGACGACGATGTGAAATCTTTTAGTCAACATTGTAAGTTTAAAACAGAAGTTGGATTTGATTTACTTTCAGTGGCGGACACTGTCGTTAGAACTAAAATTACCTTAATTAATAATTCAGGCGTATTAGACATTGATTTAAAAAAATTAAAATCTGCTGCAAAAAAAGTTAAATTTGACCTCAAAACAACAACTGATGCATCTGGGGTTGAAGTGATAGCTATGCCAACCACCAAAAAAGAAATAAAAAACCTATTAACATTCCTTGATGAAGACTATTTTACTTCTGAGATAAGTAAAACCATTTATAGATCTAACTCAAAAAGACCTGTTAACAAATAAATAAAAAGCCCCGCAATAGCGAGGCTTTAAACCCATTTACTGTGTTGCGTGTATAACTTCGCACAGCATATATGAAAACTATAACTTTATCGGCAAAATAGTCAAGCTTTATTCAGAATAATGATACTCTCTATCAAATCTATCGCACATTGGGCGATAGAGCATAAATTCAGCCACATTTAGCCATGCTTTAACTCTGTCCTGATATGTACGCAAGCAATAACGACCATCTTTCTCACAAAGCTCTAATGCTATCTCATGTTTTGATTTTTTATAAACATAGTACTGCTTAAGGATATTCAGCAACCCAGCATCTGCATTCATTACTTCACAAATAACTTTATCCATTTCACCACCTTCAGTATCAGAGCAAAACCACATATTGCTAAGTGTTTTCTTATTTTGGTACTCCTCCAAGAAAAGCTGTAAGGTTTCTTTTGATAGCCCTGATTTTTTCATTCTTCGCATAGCATCTTTGAGGGCTTTCTTTGTGATTTTTGGGTCTGATAATAATCGCTGAAAAATACCAGCTGCTTGTGGTGATTTACTAAATGCAGCCCAACAACCCCACATTTTTAATCGCCCCCGGATCCATGTACTTTCTAATGTGCGCAATCTTAAATACTCACCACTCTTG